CTATATCGAGGGGCGCAAGGGTGAGCACATCCTTAACGGCGGCCTGGCTACGCTCACCGGCGTCGTGGGGATTGGTAACAACTTCAAGTCCACGGTGATGCACTACCAGATGCTCACCGCGATGTCGCGTTTTCGTCAGGCTTCGGCCTCCACCTACGACACAGAAGTCAACATTCAGGAATGGCACTTGATGGAAATGATCCGTCGAGTCGAAGGCCTGCACGAAGAAGACGTCCTGCAAACGGGACGCTGGATCATCACCGACAAGACCATGCACACGGGCGACGACTGGTACGCCAAGCAACGGGAGTTCCTGGAAGAGAAAGCCAAGAACATCGGCAAGTGGTCGGTGGATACGCCATTTTGGAATCGCGATCGCTCGGGTCCGCTGCGCATGATCATCCCCACGTTCAATGAGATCGACTCCTTCACGGAATTCGAAACCTCGGACGTGATGGACATGCAGGATAAGAACGATCTGGGTGAGTCGGGCGGTAACACGATTCACATGCGTCAGGGTCTCGCTAAGCTGCGCTTGCTGATGGAAGCGCCGCGTCTGAACGGTCAGGCGAATAACTACTCGCTGATGACCGCGCACATCGGCAAAGAGTCGACGATGCAAAACGCAGGGCCTGCCGGTTCGGTCCCGATCGTCAAGCTCAAGCACCTGAAAAACGGCGACAAGATCAAGGGCACGACCGACAAGTTCACCTTCATCACGCACAACTGCTGGCACGCTTATAACGCCTCGCCTTTGATGGCGGCGGACAAGAACGGGCCGGAGTATCCGCGCGATTCCGATGACAAGGTCAAGCTCGATACGGACCTGAACACAGTCCAGTTGCGCAACCTGCGCTCCAAGTCGGGTCCGTCGGGCATGGCGATCACCCTGATCGTGTCGCAGACTGAAGGCGTGTTGCCCTCGCTCACCGAGTTCCATCACATCCGTGAGCAGGACTACTACGGGCTCGTGGGTAGCAAGATCAACTACGCGCTTGCCCTCTATCCAGAGTGCAAACTGGGTCGCACTACCGTGCGTAGCAAGATCGATGAAGACGCGAAGCTGCGCCGCGCCTTAAACATCACTTCCGAGATGTGCCAGATGTCGTACATGTGGCATCACCTGGATGATCTGATGTGCACGCCTGAAGAGCTCTACACGGATCTCAAGGCCAAGGGTTACGACTGGGACCTGCTGCTCAATACGCGCGGCTGGTGGACCACGGACGAAGATCATCCGCTGCCTTTCCTCTCGACCATGGATCTCTTGCGCATGCGCAAGGGTCTGTACCATCCGTACTGGTATCCGGTCGGCGTGGATGCCCTGAAGGCAGCAGCGTAATGAACTGGCGGCTGAAGTTTAAGCAGCTGCTCTGTAAGCACCGGCTCAAGTGGGATGTCTGGACCGATCTGGTCCTCATCAAACGCCGGTGCGATCGCTGCCAGAAGGAATTCGTCGAAACCTACAACGGCTTTAAGGAATTGAACAAGCATGAGCGCAAATAAACAAGAAGAAGTCGCCGTCGTGTCACCCTGCAGGTTCATGATCAACGACGTCGTCGAACATGTCAAGTCTGGCGGGATGTACGTGGTCGCCGGACTGCCCACGGAGTACGTGCTCGAAAACACGCGCGAGCCTGCTTACGCGTACCGCATGGCGGACGGACGCATTTGCGTGCGCTGCCAGTCGGAGTTCGAGGACGGTCGTTTTGAATATCGTGGCCGGGCCGATGGCTCGACCTATCCCAGAGAAACCAGCCGCGGGATTCACCCGCGCGCGTAGGAGCACCAAATGAACACCGTAGCAGAAGTAACCCAAGAAGCGCCCGCGCCGAAGCTGGACGCGAACCTGATTGACTACGTGACGAATCGTCTGGCCGAATCCGGCCACCCGAATCCGAGCGCCTGGCAGACTTACGGCGAAGGCATCCACAGCGACGCCTACAGCACGATCGAGTTCCCGCGTCATCGCTTTCTGGTCAACCGTCAACTGCGCCAGCTGGTCGGCGCTGTCCCCGCCAACACCACGCAGATTCGTTTCTGTCTGGTCGACCAGGGCACAGCGGATGACTGGATGCGCCTCTTCGAACAGATGGTCCTGCCATGCATGATGAAGTTCAGCATTCCGCAATCGCACTACGCGAGCGTCTAAATCTGTTCGCCGAATGGCCGATTGTTAAGGGTCAAGAGTTCGTAGTCCCCCATGAACTTTTGACTCGCGAGATCTGGGACGCGATCATTGTGGTCGCCGGGGGTCGCAACTATAACCGCTACGAGGACTTTGTCCACTGGTTGGAGTTGCGCCTCATGAAAGAGGACTTGGTTGACTTACCCAGGATTGTGTTTGTCTCCGGCAAGGCCAGTAAGGGCGCTGATGATATGATTATCCGCTGGTGCAAAGAGAACGGCTTCCCGTGGGCAGAGTTTCCTGCCGACTGGGACGGGCTCGGACGGAGCGCAGGGTATGTGCGTAACGCTCAAATGGCACGAGTGGCAACCCATCTCATCACGTTCTGGGACGGTGAATCACGAGGCACGAAACACATGATCGAGCAGGGCAAGAAGTACGAGCTCGCGATGACGATCAACCTTGTGGAACCGGACGAGGACTGGCTTGAACGGATTAGGAAAACATCATGGCAGGAAACCGAGCAGCTGCTGAAGCGGTTATCTACGAATGGATCGAGAAGTTGATCCCCGAGTCGGGTAACACCGACATTTACCGCAACCTCTTTGCCAGCATGGACGACGCGGCGTTTGCCGTATGGATGGAAAAGCTCGAGCGGCAGGAGATTCGACTCGCGGTGATTGCGCCGAATTTGGCCGAGCACCCCACGGGTGGTGACAAGAAGCTCGTGCGTCTTGACATCGAACGGAACCTGAAGCTGGCTGATGAACTCGGTCACAACTTCTTTGAAAGGATCTGGATCGACAATGGCAACGATATTCCACCGTATCTGTCACCGATTCCGTACCTGGTGGTTGATCTCCCCCTGCGCCGTCAAGCGCAGTTGCTGGTCAAGAAGATCTCGATTCCTGAAGACTCTAAGTCCGTGGACGATTTCACAGGCCAGCCGACCGGGAAGTCCAAGGGATCGAAGATCTCCTACCCGGAGACCCAGATCATGGCCGCCCTTAACCTGGACGCTAACCTCACCGAGATGCTTAAGTATCGAGGCGGGGATGAGAAAGGCTTTGATGCGCTCAATTCCGCTATCAGCAAAACTGGCGGCGTGTCGCTCAAGTCGATCGAGAAGCTGGGCACCCAGGTGAAGTCGACGCAGACGCTGTCCATCATTCTGACCTGCATGCATCTCAGTAACACTGGGCTTAATTAAGCAAGGTGTTGCCCATCGGCTCACGAGCGACAAGTTTCCCAACTGGACCACAGCCTAATGGAAGAAGATCCGAACTCTCCGTGGTATGAGGATTCCTGCGACCGGGACGATCTGTTTCTCGCCTGTCTGATCCTTGAAGTCATTCTGATCGGGCTCTTGAAGGCCTGGTCTTAGGAGCACATCGTGGGACTCTTTACTGACATCGGCTACGACCTACTCGCCAAGCAACGCCGTGAGCGCTTGATTCGTGAAGGCCGAGCCAATGAGAGTCTAGGCTTTATCAACCGTCCGGATCTGAACTATCCCTGGGACGAGGAGTCCCGCTTCACGACGATAGATGGCTGGATTTGCGTGATTCTTGCGCTGATTGGTCTGATCGGGATGGCGGCTATTATCTTGAGTGACCACCACGTCTGGAGCAATCATGTCTGAAGTGCATAAACGCCTGATGGCTCAAATCCGCGCTTGGAAACGAGCGCAGGACTCGGGCTGGGGCGTCATCGTCACACCGAAACAACAATGAATATCGACGCATATTTCGTCGACAAGTGGATCACGCTCGAACTGGCCTCGGCACTCTCTCGGGAGCCGCAGCCAGTCGGGCCCTTATTTCCCGAGCTTCGTAAAGCTGTGGGCCTCTATGCCTTGTACTTTCCGGAGCATGAATCCGTGTACTTTGGCGAAGCAGGTGACCTAGAGCACGCGAAAGCCGATCACCTGTATAAACTTCGCTGTAACCGTCATGAAAACCCGGCTGTACAACAAGCTTTCAACGACGATCCGGAAGGCAAGGTCCTATTCTTCGCGATTTTTACGTCAAGTCGTGAGCAAGCGCGATCCCTTCTCGAGCAATTTCTAGCAGCCTATAAAGACTGCACTACTTTACTGAATAACGGGGTGCTGGAGTGAGTGGTTTTAAAGCAGAGAGCGCGTGGCGCAATCCGAAAGACGTCGCGGACCCGAACGTATTCACCAATGATGACATGGAAGTCGTCGCCGGGGCTTTCGAGGCAGCGATTAAAACCGTGCTGGAGCAATACCGGGACGAGGCGCTCAGGGAAAAGCTCCTGATGTTTATCAACAACATCGTGGTGCAAGAAAAACCCTGGGTCTGGGTCTCGCCTGAAGGGCCGAGCCACGTGGATGATCTCTTCATGGTCGACGAGTTCACGCGTGATTTTATCATGCTGCTGACGTTCACCTTTTTTGCCCGCTGGGGTGAGGGAAAAGTAAAATTTACTGGCCTGATAGATACATTGAGCTGGGGATGCGCAGCCGATGAAGAAGGTGACGATAAAGGTTACGTGCTAATGTCGAAAGACCTTAGCGCTCGTCTATCACCGACTGAGACTGTAAAAAAATACCTCAGAGCCAATAAGTGGGTCGTCGTGGCGATGCTGATCAAGCTATTCGTCAAACCGACCAACGGCCAAATGCCGGAGGCCTGAGGGCCGATGGCGATGTCAGATATTTAACGGGGCGCCAGGTCAACAACAATAAGCCTGGCAGGAATGAATGGATCAATCAGCGGTTGCCGTCGTATACGCGGAGCTCGATGCTCTGCTCGATACACGGCTCGGGACCCTGGCACGCATGGGCAACCATGTAGCCGAAGCTGTATTGTTGTCCGAGAGTTATCATAAACGCGACTGCGACGTGTTCGCAGGCGTGGATATGCAGGTCTACCGTGACCTGTACTCTAAGCGCGACGTAGAGACGTTAAAGTTCTCACGTGCGACTAAAGCGGTGTTCCTCCTGAATTCGCTAGTGCGTTATCTGAAGGAACAGGCGACTGTACGCCCGTATCACGAGAGTGCAAAAGTCGTCATTAATACGTTCCCTTACGTGC